AGAGAATCTTCTATTTTCGACAAATATACGCTTACATTTCCGAAAAAGAGGATCTTATATTTTCGAAAAAAGAGATTCTTCTACTTTTGAAAAAGAGGTTCTTATATTTTCGAAAAAGAACTATATTACTATAGTTCCGAAAAGAAAAGAAAGAATCTTATAGCTCTAATAAAGAAACAGTTAGCTGAAGGTATATTAAGTATGAACATTAATATATAAAAAAATTCCCCGAGAATATCGTATTGATAAACTCGGGGATTTTTTTTAGTTGTCTTTAGCTTTCTGAAGAGCTTGCCTCTTCCAATTGTTAGCACTCCTTGTACCTTCTTCTAGATTATTATCTTTATCATAGAAGTTTAAGATTCTTTGGTATTCATTTTCAATTATTAATTCATCTATCTCTTGATCAGTCATTTGATTATCAAGATTCGGATCCATTCCTAATTCATTTAGTGCTGTCTTGGTATCAGGTTGTAAGCCTAATCTTACAGGAAGTATTCCTTTCTTACGCGAAGAAGTAGTCACTGTTCTTTACCTCTCTAATATCTAAGCTGCCTAGCCTAGGTTGGTTGTAGTTAAAATTATCTGGATTAGTTACGATCATTCTCTCAATGACTTCAAAGAAGTTAGAGTAGCTATACATTGTTATGAACTCTTCTTTAATAAGATCTAACAATTCATCTACATCACAGGCATGTACACTAAATGAATCGTGTACTGCGCCAAAATCCTCCCCCCATTTAGCTATGACTTTAGCCATGTGAGCGGCATCCATAGAGTGCACAAAGTTAGGTGAGATCCCAGACATAAAAGATCTTATCTTTGGTTTGTCTGTAGGTTCTTTCCCGACGTGTTGGATTCTTATAGTATCTGTCTCTTCTTTACTACCATCTTCTTTAGTTAGAATAGGTTTAACTTTCCTTTTACTACAGCTGATGATAGCTTTCTCTTTGAATTCATTCTCAACGAATGCTTCATATATAACTGGAAACCCAGAGGGTGTTGTCCATCTTATAGATTTCTGTTTGATATTCTTAGAATATTCAGAAGCAATCTCTGCTTCAGCAATCTTCTGTAAGAACTTCATAGTTTGTAATGGACCTGCACAAACTTCATCTATTGCTTTGATTAAATGCTTAGCAAGTAATTCACAGTCCTCTTCGGTTATATTATACTTCCTAAGATACCCTTCTACATGACAGTCAAGATACATATTCTCTGCGATCTTCTGTGCCCCTGCGCTGTACGCACGAGTCATGGAACCACGTTTAGCTATACCTTTACGTATATGTTTCATCGGCATCTGTCTTTCTTCAAACCAATCAGGAACTCTCTTGATTAAATCTTTAGCACACTGTACATAAAAATCTTTTTGTATATCCTGTGGTACAATCCCAACTAACTCTCCAGCTTCTTTGTCTTTAGACATTGCGCATAGATGTTGCCATCCATTATTAGAACCATCAATTGGAATAGGAAGGTAAGTAATATATTCTTCTTTATCTAAAGCATCTTTAATTTCTAAGACACTCGCCAATAAACTAATAGGTTTTTCTGCATTAGGATCGATCACTTCTCTATCAGCTATAGCTAATAGCTTATCAAGATTATTATCGGTCCATGCTTCACGATCTTCTAACGTCATTTTATCTACAGATATATCATCTAACTCTTCATCCTTTAAGTAAGGAAGATAGTTAGTTGTTAACCACTCAGGAAGATTATCTTTACTATAAGTTTCGTTATAGCAACAGGCTATATGAATCTTAAGTCTTCTTAATCCTGCGTCTGTCATTGGTTTTCCTTTAGCAAAAAGCATTTGACCTCTGGCTAAATCATTACCCTGGAAGTTTAAGAACGGTGTAGTGTAGTATACTCTACCCCTGTAATCTGCTTCTACATACTGATAAAATGGTTGGTCACCTATCAATTCAGATCGTGCTAGTGTTAAATCAAATTCTATTATCTTTGATTTATATTTCTTAGGAAAATCTTTATACTGATTTAATATTTTCTTTCGGTTACGAAGTAAAACATCTCTAACTTTAGTATTGATTTTCCATTCGGTTTGTTGTAACACATTCATGCTTTTAATAAAGCCGTTAGCTAGATAGGGTTTAAACTCTTTACTTCTTTCATGTGTCCATCCTTTTATTACAGGTCTTTCAGTCGGTTGCATTAAAGAATTAATTGGTTCTGGCTTTTCAAATACAGTACCTCTTAATAAATTCTCACTTCCTTCTGGCACAAGTAGATCCCACTTCTCGGGTACTACAATGTAATGTGCACGGCTTCTCTTAAGACTACGGTCTAAAGATTCTACAGGAATAAATGTATTATCCCTGGTCTTACCTATATTAATTTGATGTGTCTGATAGAAAGGTTCTAAGAATAAATCCCCCATCATAACTCGAAGTCTAAACCAATCCCAAGGTGCGTCCTCTTCATTAGAATATTTTATTTGTTCTAGTATATGTGTGCCAATCGCTACACTTAAATGCGTAAGATTCGCTTCACCTTGGTATGATTTATTTCCTCTCATACTATTACGAGCAAAGTGTTGTTGTATAGTATCCATTGAGAATACTAAGTATGCTTTGAGATCTGCTAAAGATGTTTCCTTTAAAAGATTACAAGCAATATGAGCTTTAGATTTAGTTATCTTATGCTTTAAGTACTCAAGTTGCTCCTCCATTTTACTCCTTTCACTTCTTTATTATTACTTAATAATAATAATATACCTGCTTCATCTTTATATGTTTCTCTAAAAAGAATCCTGTTTATTCCACTTTGCATTATGAGTTTAGCGCATTCCATACAGGGTGAGAGAGTGCTATATAATGTAGCACCCTCAGAACTTCCTGTACTTTTAGCTAGCTTACATATTGCATTAGCTTCTGCATGTATAACTTCAGGTAGCGTACCACCATTAGCATGCTTGCATTCATTAGGCATACCAGCTGGCATACCATTGAATCCAAAGGCAAGTATATTATTATCCTTAACGATAACTGATCCAACTTTATGATCAGTATCGTGAGACATCTCACTAATTCTTGTAGCTATATCTAAATATAACTCATCGTATCTTTGTTGTTTATCCATTAGATCTCCGTAAAAATACTTTCAGTAGCTGTTAGTCTCCCCGTTTTATTACTATAGATAGCTGAACCTGCTGAACCTGTTAGTCCAGTAAACCTAGACTTCAGTACTCTAAACTTAATAGTGTTACGTTCAGTTTCATTATCAGCAACCAGGTTTCTAGCAAATGCTACTATGTCAAATGATATTTGTTTGATAGAACCACTACCTTTTATATCATCAATAGATGCTAGCTTACCTTCTTCAAAAGAAGCACCACCTCCAGGAGCTTTCCTTAAGTGTGATATTAAACACAACCATATGTTATGTTTCTTTACAATCTTAAGTAAGTCACTCATTACTTTATCGATTGCTTCATTGCCAGATAAACCTTCAGCTCCTTCAGAAACTGCAATTGTTATGTGGTCTAGGATTAAATACTTACAACCCATTAAACACATGTACTCTATCTTATCTGTTAATGTTGAATCTCCAACAGAACCTTGATGGTCTAGTAAAACTAAACGCTCATCTTTAAATACAGTATCAAAGCCATGTCTTAATTCAGCTTGAGATAACATCATACCTTCTGAATGATCTAGTCTTTGATTCAAAGCCATCTCAATAAACTTCTCAGCTGTATCTCCTACACTTTCTTCAAGAGATATTAAACCTACTTTATTTTCTTTTTCTTTTAATAGATCTAGTACAACTTCTTTAACGATGGTAGATTTACCTGAGCCAGTACCACTAGTAAACAAAGTAATCTCACCATGTCTGATACCCTTTAGCTTTTCATTTAATCCATCTAAACATTTAGGATAAGGTCTTGACTTAGTTCTTTGTCTCTGTTGAAACTGTTCCCATATTGATTCACCCATTACTAAACCAGCGGGTGACCAGGTTTCTGCATCCCAGTAGCTTTGTAATAAACTCTTAGAGCCATGCTTTAGTAGCTGATCACAAGGATCTTTCTCTAATAGCTTAGCTACTTTAACTTTACCAGCACCAATTATCTTAGCGACTTTCTGTACTGCTGCCTGACCGGCATCATCTTTATCAAAGAATAATATTACTGAATCAAATTTCCTGATCCATTCTCTTTGCTCAAGTACAACCTTACAACCTGATGCACTTGGAATCGATACGACAGGGAAGACTCTATTATATTTATCTAAGAAGCATTGTGCTACAGCACATGCATCTAGTTCTCCTTCAGTTATTACGAGTGTCTTACCACCTGTACTAACTGCTTGACCAAACAATTCTATATTAGTGAAGCTACCATGTGCTATAAAACTTTTAGGTAACTTACGTTCTTTAAATGCAATCACTTTACCTTC